ATTCCTGCTTGGTGATGTCCTCGGTGATGAAGCACCACTTGGCATCCGCACCTGTCGGGTCTTGGATCATCGGGTCCATGTAGACACTGAAGCTGTTGCGCACCCTGCCGATCTTGATGTCCTGATCGAAGGTGTTCTCGTCGCAGTAGTCGGTCAGCAGTCGGATGTAGCCTTCACCATAGGCGACCTGGTTAGTGCAGGCCGTGTCGTAGGCAACATCAGCATCGGAAATGTACTCGATGTGGCGAATGACACCGTTGAATATCTCTGCCACTTCTTCCTGCGCCTGATCGTCCGAAGGGATGACCTTGATCCCAGGGCGGTTCATGCGCTGCTCATTGGTCACTTGGTGGACGTGCTGAGGCAGTTTGTTGATGGTCAGGGTAGGTCTGGCGTTGATGGTCTGACCCTGTACAGCACCACGAGTCGCCAGCACATCTGCCGGCCACTGCCAGTTGTTGTCAGGCGATCCGGCATAAAAGCGCAGATCGTCCAACTCATCTTCACGCGACTCCGAAAACGCAGAAATCGCCATTCTCAGGCGACTTCTTGCTTCGGCAAGCGTTTCTTGGGTCTTGTCATTGCCCTTGTTCGGTCCGTTTTCCGCGACCTTGCCCGCAGCGACAATACCTGTGGTGTCTTTCATTCGTCCACAACTCCCAAGACATGTTCCTCGCGCATCACGAGAAGATCCTCATCTTCCCATTTGAAGTCCTGACCAATGAACTCACCAAAGACCACACGATCTCCAGTTTTGACCTCGGTGGCATCGGGTCCTGCCTTAATGACGACACCAAGACCGGACTTTTTATTGCGCAATAACGCAATGATGGCAGATTTTTCGAGATCTGGGCGAACAATCAGGCAATCTTGACGGGCTTTTAGGTTCATTTTTTACACTTCGAGGATGATTTTTTGGATGAATTGGACGACTTTTCAGCTTTGCGTTTTACATCGTAGGCGATCGCCACGGCTTGTTTTTGCGGCTTTCCGGCCTTCATTTCAGCCTTGACGTTCTTACGAAATGCGTCTTTTGAGGATGATTTTACCAGCGGCATCAGCATTTCCACCTTTTCAGAGAGGCTTTGGAACGCTCACCGTCTTTGGCTTTGGCAGCCACGGCACCCATTCTGGCGCAGAACGACTTTTTGCGAGCAGCATCGGCTTTGGTCTTGGGGTTGGGTGCAGGAGCCTTGAGGTTGCTCCCAGTCTCGCGGTTGTACTTGGCTCGACCCTTCTCGGTCAGTCCTGCGCCCTTGGAGACGGGCAACTTCTCGCCCTTCTTGACACTCAGTGACACGCCTTTCTTCGCCATCACGCACCCATCCAGCTTGTCGTTCCCATTCTACCGCCCTGGGCGTTCACTCGACGCGATCCAGTCGGTTCTCGATACTGCCTGTGTGCGACAGGGTAGGCAAAGGTGACTGCGATGGCGTCTGCGGCATCGGGTGATGCCAAGCCTCTCGCCTTCATCTCCTTCTTCCCTTCGAGGAAGATGGTACCTGCCGAGTTGGGCTTCTTCATCGGACCCACCAGGTCAGCCTTGAGTTGTCGGTCGTTGGGAACGCTGGCGGTCTTGAGCCAGTCTCGCATGGCTCCCCACATCTCAGCACGCTTGTTGCCCCACATGACCGGGTTCTTGGCTTTGCGACCGAAGTTCACCCCTCTTACCTTGTAGCGTTGCTCCAGCAATCTGTCAAGGATGCCATAGCCGAGCCCACCCTCGTCGATTACGGTCAGTGCGGGCTTGAACTCCTCGATGGCGTCGATGACATGTCCGACGACGGTCATGGTGTCCTCACCCTTATAGCGCCGGATGGCGATGATGTCCCTACCCTGGCGAGCGACGATGACAGTGCTGTCGAGTCCACCTCGTGCCGGATCCACACCCACGACGATGGGCGCAGTCATGTCCTTATAGAGTGGTCTGCGCATGGCGTCATCGACCAGGTGCGGTCCGATGAACTGATCTTGTCCAGACTTCGGAAAGTCCCCGTAGACCTCGACTCGTGCTTCGTCCGAGTCTTCCCCGTACTCGTGGATGATCTGCTCATAGATCGCCTTGTCGGTACCCTCGACCTGGCGAGCGTCGATCTTCTCGCTTTCCCAGAAGTCCCGCTTGCTGCCATCGACAGCCTCATAGAAGTACCCGGTGTTGCGCCGACCGTTGCTGAACGCCAGCCAGTAGCGATCGAGGATGTTCTCGGTAAAGAACCCCGCCGCGACTGACCAGATACTGTCTGGTATCCCGCTGGCTTCGTCGAAGATCACCATCATGCCGTCCATGTTGTGCACCCCTGCATAGGCGTCTGGGTTCTCCTCCGACCACAGTTTCCCCTCGGCACCCCAATAGCGGGTGCCTTTCTTCAGGTCCCGTTCGACAAGCTCCGTCAGCCATCGTGCCGGGTTAAGACTGGTGGCTGTCGGTTCCCACCAGTGGGCGTTGAGCGCCATGGTCACCCACTTAGTCAACTCACCCCATGTGACCTTGCGCAACTGGTTCTCGCTGTTAGCCGAGACGATGACAGACGACCCGATGCGAGTGGACAGCATCCACAGGATGAGCCAACTGACCAGCGCCGACTTCCCCACACCCCGACCAGACGAGACAGCCCTGCGCATGGCGTCGATCAACTCATTCTCGGTCAGCCTGCCCTTGTTCTCTCTGATGAAGTCACGGATCCTGCGCAGCGTTCTGCGCTGCCAGGCTCTCGGTGCTCGGAAGTGCTCGAGTGGTGTGTTCTTCTGACCCCAGGGGAACACGAACAAGACGAACGCCTCGGGATCGTCCTTGATCTGTGGCGACCACAACTGTGCCATGAGGGTCTGCTCGTCCTCCGGTGAGTAGCGCATCTTCTGCATGTCAGCCCTCGCTGTAGTCGCTGTCGTAGTCTCTGTAGTGGCTGTTATGGTCGAGATAGTGCGCGGCGTTCTCGACCGAGTCGATCACCTCACCCTCGATCAGCCTACCCTGTGCCTGGGCGAGTGCTTCGGTAATCGAGATCGTGCCGGTCATCTCGATCTGTTTCGACTCGCCGTAGCGTTTCCGGTTGTGCGCACCCATCAGATACTTGCGCGTGTCGATGCGCAACTTGTCGCGGTTGACCGAGTCGCTGGCTGACGGGTCGATCGACTCCAGCCCGTCGGCAATCTCAAGGATCTCCCCTGCCATGAACTCAGTGCGCATCTCCTGCGCCTCCTTGAAGCGTTCATGTCTTGCCGGGTCGCGCTTGATCCAGCGCATGAAGTCCTCGTAACTGACCAGTCTCGCGTCACCTTCGACCAGTTGCTTGAGCGACTTGCCTCTGTAGATGTGCTCGATGAACGACTCGAACATGACCTCATAGGTGGAATAGAGCAACTCTCTTGCCGATTGTGATTTCTCGACAGGCATGTGCTCCACACCTGACAGCCAGTCCGGTAGATCATCCACATGACGAAGCATTCGAGAACGAAGCCCCATAGTGAATCCCCCTGTTGTTGAACTGTACGGCAACTATACGACGAAATACGAGTTTGGTGTGTGGTTTGGGTGGAAATGGTGGGTTTTGGTGGGTTTGTCGATCGAGTTAAGACTGGTACACCTGGTGCCTTTATAGAAGGGGGTTGGATTTGACGATTTTCTGATTAGAGCAATTATTCTAAAAGTGGTCTGAAAATGCTTTTTAGACTCTACTGTAAAGGGACTACACGTACCAATCGGGGGCGCAAAACGATACGCTGATCGACAAAAACAGGAAAATTTCCTGGGTTTCTCGGGTTTCAAAATCCAGAAAAATTTCGCAAAAAAAATCCAAGTTTTTCTGAGTCTTTTGGGGCGGGGTGTTATCACTTGTTGTACAAGCAAACCTGAAAAAAATTTGCAGGATTCGTGGGGGCACCGTAACCGTAACCGGTCAGCCGCAGGACCACACCCACCCGGTCTGACTCGCCGGTCACAAAATGACTCACCGGTCACGGAATGACTGATCAGTCATTTTATGACTCGCTGGTCACTGGCACGCGACTTGCACTGGTCACGAAATGACTGATCAGTCACTGACCAATCGGTCATTGGTCCAAGACTTGCAATAGTCACTGACCAATCGGTCACTGGCTCGAGACTTGCAATAGTCACTGACCAATCGGTCATTGGTCCAAGACTTGCAATAGTCACTGACTCACTGAATTTGGCTGGATCGGATCGGAGCTGACAAAAAACCCGGTGAAAACCTTGGCAAAAAACCTGGAAAAAACACCCGCAAAAAAACCTGGAACCCAAAAAACCCGAAAAACCTGGGAATTGAGAGCAAAGCGAGGGGCTAGGGCAATCACCCTAAACCCGATGAAAACTTGGAAAATGGTGCCGGGAAATCCCTGTAAAAACTTGGGAATTGGCTTGGTCGGTCGAGTGGTACATCGAATCCCTTTCGCCGGCGGGATATATATTTTGAGAGACCACTTTTAGGGTGGTTACCCCAATCCGTTTTCCGCAAATCTCAGCTCCCATCCTTAAAGGGCTCAGGTGTACCATCGCAATGGGCACCACCAAACCGGCAAAAACCCTGGAAAAACCTGGGAAAAAGGGAGAATCGAAAAAACTTGGGAATAGTGTTGAACATTGTGAAACGCTGCGCTATAGTT